ATGGATAAAGACAGAGAATTAGAATATTACAAAAACGGCTTTTACTTCTATCTTGTTTGGATAGGTGTAGAGTCATTCTTCTTAGGAACTTTACTAGCTGATAAACTTATAAACTAGCCCTACAAGTATCGTGATTACTGCTGTAATTACAGCTTTAATCGCATAATCTATGTATGGGTGCTTAGTCTTAAATGAAGACTCCTTCTCTAGAGTCTTCACTTCCTCCTCATGCTCTTTCTTTAATCTGCTACCACTCCAAAGGATAGGTATCTGTTTCCTACCCAAATCAGTAGCAGCCCAGTAACTTCCACTTTCCATACCACAACTATAGTTCACATAATTGTCCGCATTCAAATTCTTGGCTACATCAACAAACCAAGAGGAATCCTTGGAATATCTGTCCTTGATAATACCCCAAATGGACTTCTCTTGTTCATTCTTATTATACGTACCATACAGCAGCACATACAGCTTCTGTTCGTTAGTTATCTTTGCCATTTTATTTTTCTAGTTAGGAAAATATTTTTTCCTAGTTGGGAAAATTATTTTTCTCACTTACCATATTTCTTATCGAGTTTCTTCTTTAGCCAAGGTTTCATTGCTCCTATAATTCCAAAGATGATGGCGAAAGCCACACAGAAAAGTACTGGTCCAGCCTTAAAACCAAAATTTTCCATCACAACGAAGATAGTAACCATGATTGCCCATAAGACAAAGAATGTCGCTACCAATACCGAATAATAAACAAAGTTCTTCATACTATATATATTTTAATTTAATAACATATCTTGCAAGGAGTTCTGCCCATATCCTCAGCTTCCTCCTCGCTTATCTTTTCTATTTCTCCTGAGCAACGAGAGAGACCACGGCAATCAGGGTCACAATGATACTTGGTAGAAGTTTCTCCAGTACATATATATACTGACTCTGATTCATCTTTGCGACCATAATAGATTTGCTTATTTTCGTCACAAATAGAACATGAAACCTTACCTTTATCTATAGCTTCTTCTAATCTTATAGATTCAACCTTACCACTTCCAACCGTAAGCCCTGCACAATCAGAATAATAATGGTAATATTTAGGATTTGAAGAGATATAAAAAACCAAATCATCTAAATCTCTAGACCTAACGTCCCTCTCCATTCCCTTGTATATGGCTATCTCATTTCTAAGGGTATCAACTTCCTTTTCTAATGTATTGACTCTTTTTCTCAAATATTCGTCTCCACAAGAACAAAGAGTAAAAAGAACAATAAAAAGATACGCACAATACTTCATACCTACCACATTTTAATTATCCTACATTTGCTTGCCTCATACTACCACCCAATACAGATAGTAGCTGGTCATAGCGTTTCTCTAACTCTTCGTACTTCGCTTTCCAAACAGAATCGTCTAGCAAGTCGCTTTTGTCTTCACGATACTTAGGAGTAGGTTCAGCCACCAAGAACGATTGTTCTTCTATAAGTTGTTTCCCATGACCCCGAAGGAGCCATTCGGCTGAAATCTCATCAAACTCATTCAGAAACCCTTCGATAAGACCAAGTGATACAGCTTGGTCACCACGAAGTTGGCGATTACAAGTTACTTGCTGCATTCCAATCATTTTCGAAAAAGCAGATATACTTATTTGTTTAGCCTCTAAAACAGACTTAATTCTTTGTGCTACAAGACTTTCCATACATTTTACATTTTTAAATCATACTTAAATAAACATAACCGACTAAAGAAATATGCAATTTTGTTTGGTAGTCTAAACATATTTGCATACCTTTGCACTCGTAAACAACAAGTTGCTTAATTATTAGAAGCAAAAGTACAACAAAAAATTAAGATATGCAAGTAAAAAAGATAAAAATTATCAAAGTTTCGCTTGAAGGACGAAAAAAACTTGCTGAGCGATATGGTTGCTGTAGAGAAACAATCTTCAACGCTCTTGCATTTAGAAGTCAGAGCAAGCAATCCGAAAGCATCAGGAATGATGCCCTGAATGAGTTCGGAGGTGTTAAGGCTGATAAGGTCGTGTTCTATTAGGAAGGAGGTGAATATGATTAAGAGATTATTCAGAAAACACCTGAGAAGAGACTTGGTGACATATTATGGAGCCTCACATCCACAATTTGAAGAGATATTCAACTGGGTATATGAAGCTCCAATCTTAGAGTGGAGAATCAGAATGGACTGCATTCACAAAACAATAAAGTGGCTTGATGTAAAAGATGGCTATAAGCAAAGAGGCGAAATAGACCATATAATACAACTTGACAAAGCAAAAGAACTACTCTTGTTTCTCAGCAAGTAAGAACACATGAACAAATGTCGTTGTTCAACGAATATCAACGATATTACTTGAAGAGGATGAAGCTATTTGCTTAACAACATAATTGTCTCTTTTCAACTTCTTGATTTCCTCATCAAGGTCAAGTTCTACGAGAACACCTTTCTCGTTTACTTTAGAATGTAGATGTACGATTTTCTGTTTCATACGAAATTGAATTAAGTTAAAATAAAAATTTGTCACCTGCAAAGGTACAAAATAAAAACTACAATCGGGCAACGGTAGATATAATAATGTATAAAATGAAAATTTGTCACTTTCTGTTTCATACACTACCGCCCGATTTAAAAATGGAGGAATTCTATGAATGAAATTTCAACTATTGTAGATGGTGACCGAATGACATCACTACAGATTGCAGAGATTACTGGCAAGGCTCACAAAGATATAATGAGAGCCATCCGAAATATGGAGCTAGCTTGGGAAAAGGTGCAAGAGCGCAAATTTGCGCTGATGCAAGAAGAGATTGAAATTAGTAATGGTGGTCACAAGATGAGACCTTACTTCTCTCTCAACAAAGAAGAATGTCTCTACATCGCCACCAAGTTCAACGATGAAGCGAGAGCCAAGTTGATTAAACGATGGAAGGAACTGGAAGAGCAACATCAAAAGCCATCCGTCCCTCAGAACTATCTCGAAGCTCTCAAATCTCTGGTCAAGGCTGAGGAAGAGAAACAGCAGCTAGCTTTGGAAAATAAGAAGCAGCAGGAACAAATCCTCACTATCAGCAAGACGAACATGGAACTTGGCAACAAGATTACCGAAATGCTGCCGAAGGTAAGCTACTACGATAAAATCTTGCAGAGTAATGCCACCATGACCGTTACTCAGATTGCTCAGGACTACGGCATGACTGCCATGAGACTCAACAAGGAGTTGGAGTCTATGAGAATCCAACACAAGATAAGAGGTCAATGGATATTGTTTGCGCAATTCCTCGAAGGTGGATATGTTCACAGCAGAGCAGTAGAAATCGTAAGGAGTGATGGTCGGCACGATGTGAAGTACAACACCGAGTGGACAACGAAAGGAAGAATCTTCCTATATGAATCACTCAAAGCGAAGGGCATTCTCCCCTTAATAGAGCAGGAGAACACTCCCAGCGATAAGGGCACTGGTAGAACAGAGCCAGCCAAGGCAGCTAGTGTCAGTCAACAAACCATCAAATTCAACTGATATGATAGACAAAGAGATTAAGGAGCAGCTAGACCGCATAGAGCAGTATTCGCTCATAGCTGCAAAGAATGTGCTCAACATTAATGAAGCTGCAATCATTCTTGGCATGACGGTTAGAGGAGTGAGAGAGAACGTCAGGAACCGCATCATTCCTTGCTATAAACCAAACGTCAACCGACTCTACTTCAAGAAGAGCGAGTTGGAAGAGTGGATGACTCAGAATCGTAGAAAGAGCATGGCAGAGTTGAAATCAGAGGCAGCAGCCTATTGTTTTACCCATTAAACAGATAAACTTATGATAGCAGATGTAATGTTGGTAGCTAGCGTAATCGCTTTCGCTGTTGCCGTTAAGGAAATCCACTCCTACTTCAAGGAGGTAGGCAAGTAAGATATATGGAGATTGAACCTCACAAGAATAGTTAAGTATTAAGTTATTAGTGTGTTAAGTCTTATAATATTTCAGTCATTGAAAACAGCAGAGGTTTTTTGGAGTTTGCTACTCCCAGTCTCCACAATAACTTTGTCGTTATAATTTTACATGTTTTAAGTTTTTACCCAGCGCAAGTAACTCAGTTGGTAGAGTGCGAAGGTTTATGAGCCTTCGATGTCGTGGGTTCGAGTCCCACCTTGCGCCCCATATAGCCCGATTCCAAGGCTTTATATCGGATAGGATAAACCTTCCTAGAGAGGTACACGTACCCAAAAGGAGCATCATTAACCACAGATGATGCTTAGACGTGGAAGTGGCAAGCGAGTACATACACCTGATAGGTGGAATTTGGAAAAACTTGGAGTTCACTTGTGAAGAAGCAGACCTGATGCCGTGACCCTTATATAAAAGGTAGCATCTAAAGGTAGGAGCGCACAACTACAAATCGGTTCTAATGCAGCCAGCACGCTTTCTTTTTTCTATTCGGTTTAATAGTTATAATTGGTTATTTTATAGAAATCAGATATATCACAATATGTGCGATTACTAGTACTGGGAGTCCTAAGCCTCCATAAATGCAGAAGGGAACCAAGGAGCGATTCAGCATCCGGCAAGATTGTATAGATGTCGCTCCACGGAGGTGGCTGTTTTCTCATTACATTTAGCAGCCCCTCCTTTATTAAGGAAATTGCAAATATTGACATATTAGTGTGTTTCATACAGATTACATTTGCGATGCGGTAGCGACCGCTCAGGTTAAACTAAAATAAAATAACTCGCCCCACCATTCGTGAGAACCGTGGGGATTTTTAATTTGAACATTTAAACCATACAATATGAGATATAAAGCAAATAGTTGTCACGATTGTCTCTTATCGACCATGTGTGACAACCCGAATAAGAACCCAGATGGTGGCTACAAATGCAGCCGATATGAATGGAAATATCAATAACAACTTAATACATATAAGATATGAAAGAACTTATCGCAATTCAGTCAGAACTGAAAGCCCCGAAGAGTCAGTTCAACAAATTCGGTGGCTACAAGTATCGCAAGGCTGAGGACATATTAGAAGCTGTCAAGCCTTTGCTCAACAAGCAGAAATGCACGCTAACCATTACAGATGATATTGTGATGGTAGGCAACCGCATTTATGTTAAGGCTACCGCCACTATCAAGAACGAGAAGGGCGAGTGCGAAACAACAACTGGTTGGGCTAGAGAAGAGGAAACCAAAAAGGGTATGGATGGCAGTCAGATTACTGGAGCATCATCCTCTTACGCTCGAAAGTATGCTCTCAACGGTCTCTTTGCCATTGATGATAATGCTGATTCTGATACCACCAACGATGGGCAGCATCAGAAAGCGCAGCAGCAAACACAGGCTCAGCATCCAACCGCTCAGGCAGCACAAGCCGTACAGCAGCCAGCAACACCCCAGTATCACACAAATGACTTGAACGAAGGATTGGCATACCTTAGCAGATGTGTCACGAAAGACAATCTGATATGGGTAGTTCAAACATACAAGCCGCTCACCGTCAACCCTCAGTTCATGCAAGCAGTATCAGCTAAGAAGAAAGAATTAGGATTACAATAATATGACAGAAACAACAAAGAAAATCAGCCTGAATGTGCCAAATGTCACATTTATAGAAGAGACGCACCAGTACTTCATCGGAAAGAAGGAATTGAAAGGTGTGACGGGAACGCTCATCAAGAAAGCCTTCCCCGATACCTACAAGAATATTCCTGAGTCAGTACTGAAAAAGGCAGCAGAACGAGGAGGTCTTATCCATAACACCTTTGAAACCTTCTGTTCTATCTTCGATGCAGACATCAAGCAGTACCCGAACCCTACAGAAGAGCTTCAAGCCTTCCATAGCATGTTAGTCTCATTCGGTTTACATTATGTCGCATCCGAATATCTCGTTACAGATGGAGAGAACTTTGCATCTGCTATTGATGGTATCTTTGCCGACAGCGAAGGCAACATCTATCTGGTAGACTACAAGACCACCGCCACCCTTCACTACGACAACGTATCGCTCCAGCTATCAATCTATGCCAAATGGTTCGAGGAGCAGAATCCTGACTTGAAGGTGAAGGAGATTGTTTGTATGTGGTTCAAGAACGGACAGAGCAAGTTCCAGCCGCTACCTAGGGTAGCAGATTATCAGATTGACGATTTAATCAACGCTTATCTCGCTGATGATACAGACTATCAGTATAAGGTGGAAGTTCCTGAGCAGTTCTCAGCACTAGAGCAGGAGTACAGATTGATAACCGCTCGTATGGATGCCCTAAAAATCAAGCAGGATGATTTGAAGGAGCAGATAATGAAGATGATGGAAGACAACAAGCAGAAATCCATCAAGACCAACATCGGTTCTTACTCTTATGTGGCAGCTACCACCAAGAAAACCTTCGACACGAAGCTGTTCAAAGACACGGAGCCAGAACACTACGAGTACTATCTGAAGGAAACGACCACCAAGCCATCAATAAGAATCAAACTTAATTAAGTATAGATATGAACGTTAAATTTACTGGTAAAATTATTGCAGCAGGGCAAGTTCAAATGGGAACTTCCCAAAACGGAACCCAATGGAGTTCCCAAGAGTATGTTATTGAGGAGTTGAATGAGCAGTACCCTTCAAGAGCCGTTATCCAAGTTTATGGTTCAGACAAGATTCAGCAGTTCGGCATCCAAGTAGGTGAAATCATCACAGCCAACATCGGATTGAAGGCACATCAGTCTAGAGACGGACGATGGTTCAATCAGTTGGATTGTTGGAAGGTGGAGCGACCAAATGGTCAGCAGCAGGGACAGATGGTACAGAGCCAGATAGGTCAGGTTTCTCAGCAGCAAGCAGCCAACTATCCACCTCAGCCAGCACCTATCCAGCAGCAGATGCAGGCTTTTCCCCCTCAGGTTAATGCAAGCGGTCAACCTATTCAGCAGAACGCTCAATTTGCAGGTGGTCAGCAGAAAAGTGGTCTCCCATTCTAAGCATTAATATATAAGGTATGGAAATTCATCTAGTAAGAACATCCACTGGTCTTCGCCCCTACACGGATGATGATTACGAGGAAATGAAAAAGATAAAGGTTGGTTCCATCGTCAAGGCGAACATAGTTCGACCAAGGAACATTAAGTTTCACCGCAAGTTCTTCTCCCTTATCAGAACAGCATGGGATTGTCTAACCGAGCAGCAGCGCACAAACCTACGTTCTATAGACACTTTCCGTGAGCAGCTTCTGATAACATCAGGATTCAGCGAACCGCTTTACGACATAAACGGACAGAAGTTCTTGGAGCGAGCCAAGTCTATCTCCTTCGCCAAGATGGATGAGCCAGCCTTCAATGAAGTATATAGTAGAGTCTTAGACACCATCCTCACGATACTCTATGCAGATGGTGTTACAGAAGACGAATTTAATAATATTTTACAAAATTATAGTTGATATGACACGTAGAAACGACAAGCGCAACAACAGACGTAATCGTCAGCGCAACAACACCCCAGAGTTACCACCATTTGCACAGATGCTTTTCGGAGCAATCGTTGGCAAAGGTGTAGACATGATTGCCAAGAAGATGGCAGAGATTGCCGAGGAAGAGACTCCTGATATTCATGCAGAAGGCATCAGTAATCAGGACGTTACCAACATCAATAACGGAAAGGCAACCTTATCTAAGTTGCGCATTCCTGCTGATGGTTCGGCAGTAGAGTACCCTATCCCTGATAACCTCCAGTTCTTCTTCGATGAGGAAGGTAAGTTGATGGTTCGTCAGAAGATTGAAGGAGACGAGAATTCTACTGATGCAGGGGAAGGCAAGCCTATCACTTATGATGATATTTGCAAGGAGTTGTTCTTGGACAAGAAAACATACTGGCTTGATAATAAGAAAACCAACTATCTATATTCAGATGAAAATAACTATAACGACTTAAACAACTGCACTAGCATGGCTCAGGCAAAACGTGTAGCTGCTTTCATCAAGTTGCAGAACATCGCCAAGTTTCTCAATGGTGACTGGAAACCGAACTTCGACAGAGACGATGAAAAATGGAATATCAATAAAGATGGTGATACATTTATCGAAATGTACACAAGAAAATTGAACAAAGCGAGTGTTTACTTCAAGTCGCAAGAACTTACAAAGGAAGCCATCCGCTTGATGGGTGAAGATTCTCTCAACGACCTTTTCTCAACCGACTGGTAATGGCAAGCTACGCTGAAATCAAAGCAAAGCTACAGCAGGAAGGTAAGAAGATACGCAAGCGTTCATCCTACGATGAGCACAATTTGCAAGCCGCAGAGGTCAGGTATATCCGTGGGGTATATCCTGACCTTGAAGGAGTCTTCTTTGCCGTTCCCAATGGTGGCAAGCGAACTACCCGACAAGCCGCATGGCTCAAAGAAGAAGGTATGAAGGCAGGAGTATCTGATATGCTGCTTCTGAAGCGCACCTCCCAGTACGGTTTTCTCTGCATAGAAAACAAAACACCGAAAGGTAGGCAGGAACCCGAACAGAAGGTATTCCAGCATGAAGTAGAACGACATGGTGGCAAGTACATCATCGTCCGCTCTATAGATGAATTTATCCAAGCAATCGACAATTATTTAAATGGTGAACTATGAATGATATAATTCAATCCTCAAATGTCGCATTTGAAATTATAGCAAGTGCTTTTGATATGCAAACAGCTAAGAATGAAGAAGAACTAACCAATGCTTTTATAAAATTCTTAGAAGCCAAAGGCTATAAGGTAACCGCTCCACCAAAGGAAGTCAAAGACGAATATACCTTTGAGAGAGCATGGAACTTGTACGACAAGAAGGTAGGCTGCAAAGCCAAACTCGAAAAGAAGTGGAACTCTATGAGCAAGAAAGACCGCAAGGCAGCTATAGAGTACATTCCTCTCTATGTAATCTCCCAACCCGACAAGCAGTACAGAAAGAACTTCCAAACCTTCCTTAACCAGCGAGGATGGGAAGATGAAATCATCGGAGCAACACCACCGCCAGCATCCGTTAACGAGAATCCTTCCGAAATCAGTCAACTCATCGCAAAGACGAAGGAACAGAACGTAACAAATGCGGATAAGGACAACGTTTTCAAGACACGCATCATAGGTATGATAGAGCTTCTGCAAAAGAATCCTCATAGCCTATGCCGAAAGCAGTTGGAGATATACCAAGCAAATGGAACCTTGGAACGCTTGGGCATCCAATGGAATCCATAAACCACAAATCTGTTTACCAAAATGATAGCAATCAGTAAGTACAACAAGCAGCATCCTCTCAGAGTCTTTGAGGCATTCGCTGGCTATGGCAGTCAGAGCCTAGCCTTCAAGTACCTCAAAGATAAGCATCCTGAGTTCGACTTTAAGGTTGTGGGCTACTCAGAGATAGAACCATCAGCCATCCAAGCCTACGGACTTCTGCACGGAAGAGACATACCTAACTTCGGAGACGTGACAAGGATAGACTGGAATGAGGTTCCCGACTTCGACTTCATATCATGGTCTTCACCATGCCAAGATTTCTCCAATGCAGGACTTCGCAAAGGAGCAGAGGAAGGCAGCGGCACACGCTCATCCCTTATCTTTCAGGAGAAAAGAATGCTGGCAGTCAAGAAACCAAAATACGTTATGCTAGAGAACGTGAAAGGTCTACTCACAGATAAGATGAGGAAGTACTTCTTCCAATACCTCAAAGACCTCGACTCCTTTGGTTACACCTCCTTCTACAAGGTACTGAATGCAAAAGATTACGGAATCCCTCAGAATCGTGAGCGCATCTTCGTTATCTCCATCCTACGCACAGAAGACGAGCCGAACCCAGAGTATCACTTCCCTTCTCCCATTAAACTAGAGACAACGGTTGAGGACATCTTGGAAGACAACGTATCTCCCGAATATTTCCTATCCCAGCCCCTTCTCGAAAAGTATCTCACCAAAGCAGACATCAATGAATCAATCGAAAAACTCTACCCCGAAGATAGCAATACCGAAAACTGCTGATGGATGCTCACCAACCATCACATCATCGTTTAGCGCAGGAATCAGCATAGCCAATCTTCTTGGTGTTGACCATTTCCCTAAGGGGGGGGGTACTGATAATCAAAAAGTTACAAGCAGAAAACTCCTCATCAACTCAGACGTAGATGGTTTAAGTAGAACCATCCGTACAAGTTATTATAAGGCTGGTTTTGCTAACTATATACATAACGATGGCAGAGCAGCCAACGCAGTTTTAATCATCAAGAAATTATAATGTGCGACAAAATTATAAAGCTAGCAAACCTCCAAATCAAAGGCAGGATAGAGCAGCAGACCAGAGTCTACTCCACCAAGAGAATCTCCCCTACTCTCAATTCTGCTATGGGTCACGGAGGTAACTGCATCCCACTATTCTTAATCGTCAAAGAGATATGACATTCGTAACCATAATGAACAAAGAAATCATTCACACCGCACCAAACGGAAAGAAATACTCCATCCAAATCAGAAAGTACACTCCAAGAGATTGTTTCCGACTGATGGGAGTTCACGAAGCTGATATAGACAAACTCCTGAGCAAGGAGAAGACTGGTCAACTCATTATCAGCAAGAGCAAACTTTATGCCCTAGCAGGAAATTCAATAGTAACCAACTGCCTGACCGCCATGTTCGAGGAACTGATATTCCCCTCAGGAAATCACTACCACGACAAGACTGGTCAGCTATCACTCTTCTAGCTTATGGATATTTTTGGATATATCAAGGTAGGCAAGCGCATCAGCAAAGCGCACAAAGCCATGTTTACCCACAAGACCATGGTAATATGGTACAAAGGCAACCCAATCATCGGGACAATGCACGATGGCTTGTGGTATCAGCAAGACTTGAACGGAATGTTGGAACAATTAATGTTCCAGTCCGAAGTCACACACGTCTCATTTTTACCTTCGCCAAATGAAGACAGAGAAAGAAAAAATCCTAGCCATCATCGAAGATATTCAGGCAGAGCGTGAAGCAGCCCACATCGTGCCGGCACACGTCCTAACAGCCGAAATCATCAACCGAGGATTCCCCCAGCCATATCAAGCCATCAACGAGTTGTGTGAAGAAGGCAAGATAAACTGGTGCAGAACCCTAAACGATATGGCATTCACTATCAGAAAATAATAAATCAAGAAACAATATGAAAATTATAACGCAGAAAGAACTGGCATCCTTAGCAGGAGATGCTTTTGAGAATGCCTACAAGCATGGTTTTTATAATGAGAGCACAGAAATAGAAACCGCATTGATGCTCATCATCACAGAAATGGCAGAAGCTGTTCAGGCAGACCGCAAAAATCGTCACGGAAGTATCGAAGACTATGAGAGCGAGATTCAGATGGGCAGAGATATTCCTACCGCCTACAAGAACGCTCTTGAAGGAACGGTTGAATCCGAGTTCGCCGATATTGCCATTCGTATCTTATCTCTCTTGGGATGGATGAAAAGCAAAAGCCCTATTAAAATAAATAGCAATTCTGTTCTTGCTGATGAATATGAAATTGGCAGGATTCAATACACGATTCAAAACAAGATTCATAGGAGCAATATCGCAGCCGACCTATATCGGTTAAATGGAAAGTTTAGTTCGTTTGTTGATAATGAATCATCCTATTGGTTCGTATCAAAAAATCTACAGAACATTCTTATGCGGACTTTCGCAATCGCCCACAATCACAATATCGACCTGATTGAGTACATCAAGTTGAAAATGCAGTATAACGAATCTCGTCCGTATCTTCACGGATGCAAATATTAGGAGGACAGCAATATGTTTGGAATAGAACAGATTTCAAGAAGATGCTTAATAACGTTGAGTGATGGTAGCAAAATCCAAGCTACCATCACCATTCCAAAGCCAACCAAGCCCATCTTCCCTGAGCAGATGGAGCGTCAGTTCATTGAGAGTTTTAATAATTCGCAACCTCTTGCAGTAAACAAGGTTGTCAAGTGTCACATAATGAGAAATTAGTTATGGAAGATTTACCTATAGGCTCAGAAATCGTCTTGAAGGTGGTTGAAAGCGAGACAGAAGAATGTAATGGTTGCTTCTTTGACGAGATAAGCAGCAATATTTATGAAAATATCTGCAAAGATATTTGTTGTGCCGCAATCGACAGAAAAGACGGAAAGAATGTTCAATTTAAAAGAGTGAAGTAATCATGATAGACGATAAGGAAATAGAAGCTGCTTTCAAAAAGTACAACGAGAAAGTTGAAAAAGAATTGGAGAAGAAACACATTCCAAAGCGGACATTTGCAGAACGCTATGCAGAATCAGAAATAAGTGAATGTGCTTTTAAAACTGGTGCCAAGTGGGCAATCTGTGAATTCCTTAATGACTTGTGGCATCCTGCTAGTGAAAAACCTCTACTACGAAATGGAAAATGCTTAGTAGTATACAATAGTGGCAAAATTGATATATTTAAAATCTCTTTTGTTTATGAAATGCTTTCCAATTATGGTAAAGATGGTATGGGCTGGAAATGCTGGTGTTATATATCCGATTTATTCCCAAAGGAAGGAGGCAATCATGATTAAGCCAGTTACTATGTACTCTGTCATTTGTGACAGATGTGGAAAGACCTTCATTGATGAGTTTAATGGCATTGTGGCTTGGTTTTGACGAAGGAACTGCAAAAGAGCAAGCAATGGAAAGCGAATGGGCAGAGATAGGCGATAAGCACTACTGCCCAGACTGCTATGAGTTTAACGAAAAGTTGGATGAGTATGTTCCTAAAAAGAAAGGAGTAAGAAAATAAAACAGAAATTATTAAGTATCAAATATAGGTTAGTTGCTTTGTGGTGGTTCCTCACAAGAAGGAACTACTACCTTCTGTCATACAATGGCAGAGTAGGTAAGACATTGGAAAGCGCTAATATTGTAATTCCCGAGTTCATTGAATGGGTAAGAAAGAAGCATGGTGTTCCTACCAACCATGAGATAATCATGGAGTTGAAGAATATCGGCAACCTCTGTAGAAGCACAGATATTCTTGCATATAATGAGATTAAGGCATTGATTGAGAAACTTGAAAAGTAAAGCGTATGGAAAAGTTAGAATACATTCCAGGAGATTTGGTAATGACCAATGGAGTATCTGGAGGTACTGCTAAAGATGTTGTTTACAGAGTAGTATTATCAGACCCATCAAGGATTTTTGTGTTAGATGATGGAACAGTTCTGAAAGGTATTGTTCGCTTAGAGAACCTCGAAGATGCAAAATTAGAAGATGAAGGTTATCTTTATTATGGAAGTAGTTATGTTTATTCTAAGGACATTATTCCGATTCCCCTTACTCCAGAGATTCTAGAGAAGAATGGATGGAAATCTATAAATGGTAAGTATGCTTTAAAGATAAAAAATGCAAATTATGTAGTACTTGAATTTACAGAATATGGTATATACACTTACATAAATGAAAATACCATGCTTTTTACAATAAAGTATATTCACGAACTCCAACATTTATTATATGCCTTGCATATAGATAGTAACTTAAAAATATAATGATATGACAGAAGAAGCAAGAAGAAGAGACGAAGAAGCTGGGTTAGGATGCGCTATATGGGGAATTATAATAATATTTTCTATCATTGGTAGTGCTATCTTAACATATATTATTAATAACTAACAGCCTTCAGGCATAAATAGAAGTAACATGACAGTACAAGAATTAATTAATGAATTATCAAAGGTAGAGGATAAGACTATGGAAGTTAACTTTCCTTATTCTCATGGAACACAAGAAAACGGAGAGCCTCTAAGTATAGCTGAAGTATCTGTGTACAATGATTGTGTTATAATTTATGATTAACCATCCTGCAAAGGATATAAATAGATAGAATATGAGTGGAAATGTAATCACCTCGTACAAGGGATTCGACAAGAATATGAAATGCCGTGGATTTCAGTACGAAGTAGGAAAAGAGTATGAAATGGACGGAGAAGTCAAGTGTTGCAACCAAGGTTTCCACGCTTGCAAGTCTCCAATGGAAGTGTGGGACTACTACGATATGCTTGACTCTCGCTATGCAGAGGTAGAACAGTCTGGTAAGATTGACGCAGGAGAAAATTCGACAAAGGTATGCTCTTCTCGTATCAAGATTAAGGCTGAGTTGAATCTGGCTGACATCATTAATATCGGTGTCGAGTGGCTGAAAGATATTACATCACCATCTAAAGTTAAGGCAGATGGTGTGTTAAACGACAACGGAAACAGAAGAAAACAGATTGGCTCATCGGGCGACTCTGCTAAGATTGGCTCATCGGGCGACTCTGCTCAGATTGGCTCATCGGGCGACTCTGCTAAGATTGATAGCACAGGAGAAGATTCCGTTATCATGTGTGCTGGCAATAGTTCCAGAGCAAAAGCAAAGGTAGGCTCATGGATAACGCTGGCAGAATGGAAATGGAGCGATGAACCAGTAGAACTTAAATAAGAATAGCTTATGTTTGGATTTTATGTTATACTTACCATAGTTGTTCTATTTATAGCTTTTATGGGTGGAGTTATCGGTTATTTAATTGGTAAATATTGGAAAAAGAAGTAGCTTATGAAAACAGAAAACATAAAGTTTAAGGCTAAACGTCTTGACAATAACACTTGGGCAGAAGGTTACTTCTATGCTGAATGTGGTAACACTTACATCATCGAGGATAGGCAGAGTGAATCAATGCTTAATAGAAACGAGGCACATCAGGTTGACCCTTCTACAGTCTGCCAGTTCACAGGACTGAAAGATAAGAATGGAACACCTATCTATGAAGGGGATATAGTTACATACAAAGATAACAATGCCGAGAGAATAGGCGATATTAATTGGGATAGTAAAGCTGCTGCTTTCTGTTTTGGGCAAGATTTCTTATTTCACTACTCTTCTGAATATATGGTTGTTATTGGTAATAAATTCGATAGAAAAAAATAGCGTATGAAGAAGATTATATTATTATTTGTATCGGTTATAATATTCCTGCTCGTTTCTTGCAACGAGAACAAAGGAGTTAATGTTCCAACATCAGACTCTATTAATGAAATTAAGGCAGAGAAGCTATTTGTTGTGGATGGTATAACCGTATATCGTTTCTATGATGGTGGTAGAGTTGTTTATTTTACCAATAAAAAAGGTGTGGCAAAGGCTTTTCATGACGAATATGACCCTGCAACAAAAACCACAAGAACAAAGGTTGTAGAAACTTTATGTAACGAAGAATAGCTTATGTATAGACCGATTACGATGTATCAGATTGTTTGCGATAGATGCGGAAAAGTATTTGGCGGTACAGATACTTGCTCCGCGTTATTCTGCGACAAGAGTACTGATATTGGAGACTACTCAGACTGGGAAATGATAGATGGTAAGCATTATTGCCCCGATTGCTACGATGTAGAAGTTATAAACGGAGTGTATAATGTTAAAGCAAAGGAGAAATAGATATGGAAGTATTAAAAGACATAAGTCAGTTAACAAAAGGTTGCGGAGTGACATTTATTAAAAATGATAATTTCCACTTCTACGAGTACCTTATGGTACACCCTAATCGTGAAACCTATTATCTATTTATAGATAACTGGTCGCAAGAAGTAGTACGAATATACATTAATGACCTCTTGTCAGGAGATTATTATGTTGGTAAGTACGACCGAATCTTCGTCATGGAGAAGAGAAAAGATTTCTTCAGACGAATGATAAAGAATTGTGATGAAAGAATTGAAGAACTTAAAAGTAAGTAGTTATGGCAAAACCTTACAGAATCAAGCATAAGGCTAGCGGGTTGTACTACCAGCCTGCAAGAAATCATAGTAATCTTGGTAAAAATGGCAAGGTGTATATGGCAAATAATTCGCCATTGATGTCAAATAATAGCTATGATTATATAGCTATTAGTGTTAGAAAAGGCACGAAGGTACATGATATTTTAGAAAAGGAAATGCCCTTAAAAGGCGTAGAGCGTTCCTATGGTGCAGAAGTTTGTTATCGTGTTCCAAAGAGTGAATTTGAAAAAGAAGAATTATAGCGTATGAAGATTAGATTAGCAAAGAAGATAATGGCTTGCGACTTTCGCAAAGTTGTCAAACGAAACCTGCCATGGGATAAAGAACTAAAAGAATTGGATATTCTGTGCAAAAAGTCTCATTATTGGTATCTAAGACATTATGCATATAGACCATTGAAAAGGATTCAAGAAATTCGCAAAGAAAGATGGGGAAAAGATTTATTCCGAGACCACCGTATCGCCAAGGCGATAAGTTTAACTAGAAAGAAAAAATGGAGGTAAGTAATATGGAAGCAGGACAATTATTAGTGCTATTGTTGTCGTTTTGCGCTTTAGCATTACATATCAAGAATCGTAGAAGAAAGGGTTAATTATGGACAAAACAAAATTACATGCATCATTACTCTTCCTGATGCTAAAACTGGAAGAGGCAAAGAGCAACCCGATGCTCGACAAGAACTTTATTCTCTCTTTGACGGAAGTGCTCAGATTTTTCCGTGATAACGGAGAGTTGAAGAAAGCCTATGAAAGCCAAAAGGAATCATTGGCAGATATGGCAAATAGTTCTTGGGTAAAACTGGTAATGGGTATGCTTACCTCAAAAATGCAAGAAGACAAAGTTGATGCAGAGTTACCAGACATTGATGCTCTAATAAAGGAGAGTTCTTCTGATGAGTTCATCAGAAAGAAAATCAATGATATTCTTGGCGATAATTAAGTATAATTTTTTAAAGAAGAAATTATGAAGATAGAGAATTACAAAAGAGCAGCAAATTCTTTCTACCATCAGTAAACTTGATGAGTTGAAAGATTGTATCGATAAGTTTGACGATGTAGAGTGGAGCTTCAATTATAAAGCAGTTTTTAATCACAATTTTTCAGAGATTGCAACCGACAAGGATTTTGTCTCTAGATTCAAAGATTTTATTGAGAAAGAGAAACTGGGTTTAAATGAAGAGTTTGAAAATTTATAAGCTATCTAAAAAAAATATTCCATGAAGATAGAAATCAGAAGAGTAACGGACTGGCAGCGTGTAGTGGATGCTGCTCGGTTCACACAAGGTAAGGAACCGCTGGGACATGAGCCTAGCGATGAGTTCAAGAAACAGATGATTCTCAGCGAGCATTCACCGCTCAGGGAATTGGAGTTCGATATTAAGATGTATGGCATACCATACTGGGTGAGCAATCACTTTGTTCGCCATGTTCATGCTCAGCCATTCGTTTCCACATCTAGACCAGATATTACTGGCTCCAATGTATCTCGTCACGATATGCGTCAGGATGATTTGGTCAACTTGCAGTTATCCCTCAACGCTCAGGAAATTATCAATATCTCCAAGCTAAGACTCTGCAACAAAGCATCCTACGAGACAAGAAAGATATGGATACAAGTGATTGAAGAGTTGAGGAAAATCGAACCACGTCTTGCTGCTGCTTGTGTCCCACAATGTATCTATAGAGGATTCTGTCCTGAACCAAAATCATGTGGAAAGACACAAACAAATGTTTTTCCTATTTATAGAGAAAACTACGAACATTTATTTCTAATCGGTGAACGTATAAAATTAGACTATGAAATATCCAAAATTTAACGTCAATGAATTTGTCGGTGGGCACTTCGAGTACACCACTCCATGCCCATTCGGCATTCAAGGCAAGTACACCCATGAAATACTGATGGTAGGTAGCCTTGCTTGCCAGCGATGCGAGCACTTCCGAGGTATCAACAAAGAAGATGGTATCGTATCTTGTGGAATCGAATAGTTTTAAGAGTGCAGCCTATCTGCATTCTTCTTAATAATTAATCAAATTTTATATATGAATACAAAGAAAATCTCAATCATTCAGCGTATCAAGGAGAAGTTCCTTGGTAAGCAGTTCTTTATTGCAGTAATCGCTAACAAGGGAACCAGTTCCTACTTCGTCAACTCTACCATCTACCGCTCAGAGAAGGAGGTGAAGGCTTACAAGAAATACATCACCACAGACGAGCGTATGAAACAGAGCTTCGATTTCGTAGGCTATTATGGTTTCCGTTCAAAGTTCGACTTCCGCATTCCTCTTAGCGGAAAGCCAGTATCAGTTGAAGAGGCAAAGAAACTGGCAGAGAAGTAGTATGGGAAAGTTGATAGACCTTACAGGACAGCGTTTCGGCAGATTACTCGTCTGCCGAAAATCTGATAAAGAGAACCACCAGCATGGTGCGTTCTGGATATGCAAATGTGATTGTGGCAGGGGTTGTACGGTTCTAGGTGCTGCTCTTCGTGACGGACGAACCAAATCATGTGGCTGTTACCGCTCAGAACATGCAACTGCCATCATCACCAAGTATGGCAACCGCAAGGGTAGACCCAAGCGGAAAGACAAAGTTAACGGATAATATCCATTTTATCACTTTTCATATTATATTTGCAACATGAAATTCAAGTATTTAATAGATAAAGTCAATGGTTTCAGACACCGCAACGATTTTGTGGTTCTGGACGGAAGAGCAAACTCGGTCACGCTCTCCAAGGGCATCTACGACCACATCATGCAGAAGGAACGTATAGACACTTCTATCTTCGTATTCAGGCTACCTGACCGAGGTACATACGGATTCTGCATGCGTGAGGACTGGGAAGAACTTCGCAAAGCCAACACCGCCTTCTCTCAGCTTCAATTCAATCAGAAGTATAAGAAGGTAGGTTTCCGAAGTGACTACCCTTCCATCACCGCCATCCTTGATGAGTACAACCTTCCTCTCAACAGAATGGTTCGCCTTACTTGCATCCCACGCAAGTCAGCCAAAGGAGAACCTTATTACGAAATCATGCGACCAAACTTAAATTCGAGCACATGGCAACAAGACAAGAAGTAATACTCAAAGGGCTTACCCACTCTCCATCCGACTACGATTGTCAGGATGGGGAGTTGGCAACCTGCCTCAACCTCATCAACGAGGATGGGGCACTCCACCCTATCCACCAGCCAGTAGTAGTAGAGCAGAACATCACGCTGGATTCAGGAGACACAATAGAACTGGTTCATAAGGTAACACACGATGAAACGATTCACTCTCACTACATCATCCGTAAATCAGATGATACTTGGTACTGGCTAGAGAAAAGTGGAGACGGAACCAAGAACACCATCAACCTCAACGGATTCCACGTCAATGCCGTCACAGCAGTTGGCAATATCTTATGTTTCATAGGTGACGAGAAAACAATGTACGCATATTGGAAAGGTAGCAACTACACAAGTTTCGACCTTTCTTCACTTAGCTATAGTGCAACAATCACCAATGTTAAGTCTGAGAAATGTGATGTATCAATCAACCTTGGCGATGATTGGGATAATGCTTTTGAGACGAACAGACACTTTAATAATAACGTAGATACTTCTCTCAAAGGCGCATCTATCATATTCAACGCATTTGATTCACTTATCAACAAACAACTAAACGAAAAAGGCAAGGAGTACTTCAAATATACAGTTTTTGGAGTATTGGCTATCAAGTTATATGATGGAACCTCACACATAAATATATCAAATCCATTCATCCTTGCGCCTGAAACATCATTCAATAAGTTTATCTGGTATCAGGAAAAGAAATCTGTAGGCACAAGCACAAGTCTTCACACCCACACCATAAATGTCAGCATGGATATACCCGAAGGCTTGGAAGACCTTATTCTTGGTGTAGATGTTTATCTGTCCCAGCCTGAATCTTTTATTGATACAGAAAAAAGAACTAGAGGTATTTCACGAAATAATTGTTTTCTTTGGAATAACAAAATGGCATCAGGTGTGAATTGTGATGCCTTCCAATATTTGTCAGAGGAAGATATTTATCAGTCGTTTGAAAACAAATCCTTCTATCTAAGTGCCAGTATCAGCAATGAAAAGCTAGGCACAGATATACAACTCAAACGAGTTTTACAGACAGAAGAAAGTATTTCTTTGGCAGACTTCAAGCGAGACACTTTTGGCGGCAAGTGCTCTATTACATACAACAACCGATTGCATATAGGAAACGTAAAGAAGACCATCTATAATGCTTTCGATACAGATATTTTCTCCAAGAGAAAAATTTCAAATGCACAGCTATGCCTAAATGAGTATGTAGATGTTGCAACTAGTAGCACCGCTACCACCGATTATATTTGCGATGTAGTCTTCAAGGTAAGCATCAGCGAAAATAGCATCAAACGAGATATATACCACAAGGGGAAACTGCAATATCCTATCTGCCCTATCTTGGCATATCCCAACACGCTTGCTACGGCAATGACTATCTATTTTCACTTACCGAAGTATGACAAGTATTATTCCAAGAGGGTAAGTTTAAAGCCTTCCGATACATTCGGTATGTCTTACTATATCAATATCAGTAAGAATCGTACCACTCCTATCGCAGTTGATAGACAATCTTCTGGTTCTTTGGATAATCAAGGTTTTGGAGGAAGAGTTGATGCGCCTACAGAAGAAGAAAAAGCTGAGTTGTCTGATTACATGTACCTATATCACGATGATGCTGGTCTTCCTGCTTTCATGCAAATATACCGCCATAAACTCCTTAAAAAGGATTCATCAGGTGGAACAACGAGAGCAGGAAGTCATAGAGGTGGTAGTTTTGGAAATCAAGGTGGAACGGTCATTTCATCTTCATATTATTGGGACAACACACCAATAGATACAGGTGACTTCACAGAGATAACCAAGGAAGAATACGATGCTGCTTTAAGTAATGTCGTGAGCCAAAAATATATCACACAGCATCCAAACGTCATAAAGGTTAGCGAAGCCGAGAATCCTTTGGTATTCCCAGCAGCAAATTCTGTTCAGGTAGGTTCTTCTATCATCAGCGCACTAGCCGCCAACACCCGACCAATCAGCGAAGGTCAATTTGGTGATGCTCCACTATACGCATTCACCGATGAAGGTGTATGGGTAGTCATGTTGACTGATACAGGAACATATCAGTCACGACAACCAGCTTTACGTGAAATTTGCTCCAACCCTAAAGGCATTTTGCAGATTGATGATGCAGTTCTGTTCCCGACAGAGCGAGGAATCATGATGCAGCAAGGAAGAGAGTCTGTTTGTCTTACCGATGTACTGGATGATTATCCTTTCGATTTTCTATCCATTTATTCACATTCAACAAAGGATAAGACCTATCCGAATAAACTCCTTGCACTAGGTAATATTCCTGAGTCAGATGTGAAGTATGTCCGTTTCCGTAAGTATCTCGAAGAAGCTGATATGATTTACGACTATTACGATAGCCGTATCATAGTGTTCAACCCAAACTATACTTATGCTTACGTTTACTCTTTGAAAAGCAAGATGTGGGGAACCATGCACAATGTCTTCAACAAGCGAGTAAACATATATCCAGAGTCATACGCTACAGACAAAGCAGGAAACATACTCGATGTGTATGTGAAGGAGCCAACAGAGAATGTTCCATTCTTCCTATGTAGCCGTCCTTTAACGCTTGGTCAGGATGCCTATAAGACCATGTTCGATTGCATTACAAGAGGATATTTCAGCAGCATTCAGGCAGGAAAGTGTGGAACGGTTCTGTTTGGAAGTAATGATTTAGCTAATTGGTATTACGTTGGTTCTTCTGTAAATATGTATCTCAGAAACCTTGTCGGTTCGCCATACAAATATTTCAGGCTTGCGCTTATGGGCAATCTTGCCCCAAAAGAATCTATCAGCGCACTATCTACAGAATTCCAAACAAGATTACAAAATAAACTCAGATAATTATGGCAGAATATACATTAACCGACTTCGATAAATACAAGGTTGAGCAAGGTGCATCCTTGGGAACGAAAATAGATGACAAGATAGTTCTATCCACATGTATCAACATTTATCCTTTAGGTACAAATATGTACATGGGATATGTGATATTCAACAACAACTTATACCAGTTGTTCTATTTCGACTCAGACGGAAATCTCTATAATCTGAATAAAACTAAAGTAGGTGTTGCCTATATTGTAGACTCCACCATCACAAAGACAACTGGAACAAAACTCGTCAAAGAAACTTCTTCCGATGGCACATCAAACGCTCGCCCATTCCCTAGAAACAGAATAGCAACCACATCAGAAACAGGTGGAACAGAAGAAAGCGACAAAACAGAGGAAATCTTCTCCATCGCTACTCTACAGCCTAGAGAAGAAGTAGCCGCAAGTTGCTTGCAGTCTATGCTCCAGCAGTATGAAAATCCACTCAACATAGACAACACCAAGATTAAACAACTTGTAAGCAAGTCATTCTTGTTTGCTCAGGAGTTCATCAATCAGGCTGTTCTTTATCGTGAGAAGGAGACAACATCGGCAACCGTTGAGAACAACAAGTACGCATCAGTTGATTCTGATTCTCTCAGCAGAGACACCGATAAACTGCTCTACAACATAGCTACAGCTATCAACAACTTTATCGCTCAGGATAAGAATCAGTATGCCGACCAGCAGAAGAACGGATTGAAACTGGCTGCTACAGACGTAAATGTCAAGACCTTACCTGAGAGTATCAATATTAATGCTGCTGTTACTGGTTCGGTAACTACCAAGCAGGAGTCCACGTCTAGTGGAACATAAACTTAGATAAATATTTTTTTTCTATATAAAAAATAAAGGGAAGCAGTCCGTGATGGATAGCTTCCCTTGCTTTATCTTAGCCTTAAACGACTAATCATTTAAAATGGATGCAAAGCGATTCTTGCTCTAACAGCCGAGCGGTTGCTTGCATCCTTAATCTTCTGTTTTTTATCCTCAGCGAGTGCCCAGAACCTATCAGCACCATCAGGAAACACAATCATTAACCATTCATAAAGGCATTGGTTCACGATATAGTCATGCAAGTAGACGGTCATGGTATGTACACTTGTCTTAGAAAAACCTTGCGGCATCCTCATCGCCAAGTAGTAGGCATCCTCATCGTTGGTAGGCGAACCTATACACTCTTCCCACTCGTTGGAATCAAAGCCGCCACCGAGCATTTCCACCTTGGTGAAACGGAAAAGCATTTCTCTGCAATCCTCTACTGCTGAGTCTAGAATCCTTGCTAACTTATCTCGGTTTCCTTCCTCTGATACGTCAAACACATTCTTTAATTGTTTTGCATCTATACCTTTCTGCTTGGAATAAGAATCAGCAAAAGAAAAAGCAGTATTCTTGATGTCATATACCAACTCATTCTTTTCCAACTCTATCATCACTTTATATCCTTTATTACAATACCTCATATCCTATCCTCCTATCTTGTTGGTCTTTTACGTGTATAAATGATTGCGTCAATCTTTAGCAGCAAAACGTTTGCCTTGGAGAGATAATCTTCCACCTTATCCTTATAGACTACTGAGCACCATTCTGCTACTATTTTGTTGACTACATAACTAAAAACCGTTGATTCTAAGGTCTTAAATAAACTCTCATTAAAAAGGCTGCTTACTCTCAGACCAAAGACCTCGTTGCTGCCTGAGTCACACTTCTGCCATCCAAGAATACTCTCCAAGGCTACGGAAACATCATCAATGGAATCTTCCCAAAATCCTTCCAGCATTTCTCTATCAGCTTCCGTCACAAACACTTGGTCATACAGACTTTTTCCGTTTTTATCCAAGTTCTTTCCTCCTATGTAGGCAGTAGTCTTTGCCACCTCCTCATAGATGTCACTTTTCGTGATTGTCAATGTGAAATTTGCCATTCTTTATCTTTTTATAGAGTTTATAACCTAATACGATTAGCAGCATGCAGAGTGCTCCAAAAGACCATACTGCATACTTCAACTGAAACTGCTCCCACTTGGAGAGTTGTTTTTCTACTGGGTAGGGAACTGGGATGGAGTCTCTTTTCAGGAAGGAATCCACCTTCACCTTATACACATTTTTATAAATGCTCTTCTCATGCCATCGGTCAAGAAAGCAAGTATCTCCCTTCTGTCTGAGGAAGATTGAATCACGCACAAAAACGCTGTCAGAAGTATGCAGCGTATCGTGTTTTACTACGTACCGACATATAACTTTTTCCATCGGGACGTATTTTGTCTTGCATCCCGACAGAAGAAAAGCCACCAGCAAGATACCAATCACGTAGAGTGCTACTTGCCAAAAATCAGTATCGTACCATTTTACTTTCATAGGCTAAACATTAAAGACCTTCTTTGCTCTTGTAAGAAACTTTCGTCTTGATTTCAAGCCGTTGGTTCCACCATTGATTGTCTTGGTAATAGCCACGAAACTATCACTATCAGCCAGTTTGTTCAGGTCATGTTTCCACCACCACCACATAGCACTCTTCGTTGCTCCTAGCGGAAGCTCCAGCAACTGAGGATTCTCCATGATGTCACCAGTGCAATACTTGCTGTTCTGATAAGCCTGATAGTTGGCTCTGCCAGTAATCTGAATCAATCCCCTACCCCGATACTTGTAGCCATCACCATCTTTAAGGTTGCCGAGCATGTTCTTCAACTTGCCCACATCATACCTATGGAAGTAGTCCTTGTTGCCGAGTTCCTTGGTGTATCTCAGTTCACCACTTTCATGTGCAATTTGAGCCAAGAAATGAGCCATTCGCTTAGGAGTATCAATATGGAACACCTCAGCATAGCCATTGATATAAGGAAGAAACGCATCCACCTTATCCTTGGCATTCGGCATAATAGCCAAAATCTGTTCTCTTGTTACCTTCATATTACTTGCCCTCCTTCACTTGTTTCAGCATACTTGCGAGTTCATCCTTCACCTTGCTCTCAAAGTTGCCTAGTTTTGTCTTGAAATAAACGTTTACCCCGAATATTGCTCCAGAGTAAACCAATGTCTGACTGACATACCACAGCACACCATCAGACACCACATAATTGTTGAGAAAGAATGATAGGAAGGTGAGTACAATACCACTCACTAGCATTCCTATAGCTGCACCATATTGCAATCCTTCACGTACATTTGGAGTCATATCTTATATTTATATATTATTAATAATATGCAAAGATAAGAAATGATTCCCAATTAGTTACTTTATCCGTTTATTGTGTGCCATATTTTGCTGGTAGGATGCAAGCAGTCAGGGTCTTGCAGATACTCGATAGCCATCAAAACCACCATTTCCTTCAACTCATCAGCATCTTTGCTATATCGCTCCAGCATCACATGATGGTCACTTCTCATCAGGTTCATAGTAACAGCCAAATCATGGATGGTATAGTCAGAAATATCATCCTGATGCTTGTCAAAGGCTTCTCTTATCTCATCATCCGAGAAGAAAGGAGCCGTATGCTTGGTTCCGTCAGCATCCTCATACCACATCTTGCTGATAGCATCATCGGCAAAGTGTTTGTCAAAATGCTCTTCGCTCAACACACCATACACCATCGCACAAAGATGATGCTCCTCCACATCGCCCAACTTGCATGAGAGATACTTGCCGACTGCCTTAGCTATAGCCAACATCTGTTCTGGAGCCATTTCCTGCTGATACTTTTCTACGAAATCTACGAAATTCATACCTATACAAATTAAAAGTTTATGATGTTGCAAAGATACGAATATCTTAAACGCAGCACCATAAACTCGCAGATATTTCTGTAGCTATCTGAATATCAGACAAATACAATTACGATAAAAACACCTCCTTTCTTTATTCGTCCTTAAATTTAGTTCTCTTTTCTCCACCCCTCGTCCAGATGTCGTTTTTCTTGCGTTTCGCCACCTTTCCGATAACGTCATTTTCGTAAAGTTCGGGTTTGTCTTCCCTACCTTGGGTCTCTGAAGCAACACCACCATTCGGGTTGCCACCTTGGCTAGCATCATGTTTCCCATTGCCATACCATTCCTTGTCACTTGGTTTGTCTGCAATCATAACTATAAACTATAAATTATTAACTATAAACTAAGCAGCAAGCGGTGGGTTCTGTCCGTCAGAACTCACCCCCTGACCGCTCATCATCTGCTGCAACATCGCCTGAGCCTTCGGATTGCTCTGTGATGCCTGAGCAATTTGTGCTTGAAGCTGAGGAGAGAATCCTTGTGGAGTCTCACCATTCTGAATGGCTTGCTGGTTAGATGCAACCGATTGCAGCAACTCCTCTCCAAATGGGAAATCTCCTACTTGCAGCAACTGCTCCAGCGTGATAGCCTGATTCTGCCACAAGGTCATAAGGAACTCATTTGCCATCTGTCTGTATACAGGAGTAGCCGTACTTTCCGTGATGTTGATGTCAAACTCCACGTCTCGTATCTTCTTAGGGTCATAGCGCACAATCTGTCCTGCCCTACCAACGATATTGAAGTTGCGAGCCACATCATAGTACTGCTGCATATTCTTCACGGTCTTATATGCTCCATCAATGATAAACTGGCTGAAAGTCTCCAAAATATCAAGCAGCGACATGGTAGCATTCTGTGTCTGCTGGGCATAGAGCGAACCGCTCGTACCTGATGCTCCTGGTTTACCTTGCAGCGCACCATTCACTCCCGATATATCCTCGAAGAACTTCAACTGATAGCTGAGCAAATCACCGATACCGATATTCGTAGAGTTGTTCGCCACTTGCTGAGGAACCTGACCACTCTTGTTTGGCTTGTATCTAACGACACCATTGAACCTACTCCACTCATCGCAGAAATCATCCCAACTCATATCATCAGGCAGACAATCCTCAGGACAGAGCAGCACACCCTTGGCACTCGCCCTCATGATGAAGTCATACATCGTGATAAGTCGGTTCACGTATCTCTGCTGGTCTATCACATCTTCCACGAAGCTGTGTATCTCACCATCAATGAACGGATAGAACTTAAAGCAGTACGGATGCTCACCATGAGCATAAGGGGTCTCGCCTTCTCTTAGAATATCACCAAAAGGAGAAAGGTAGTAGAAATGCCAGTAATCATCCATAAACCACTCGGCATCAATCAGAGGAATATCCTCTTCCAGCATGCCAGCAGCCATACCTCGCCTGATTCTGTCTCTGTTCTCTGCATCTACAATATCAGCCTTATCCTCAATATCAATCTTGAAATCATCGCCATTGTTGTAGTCGTGGCATCGGTATCTCGGTTTACTCTCCTTGCGCCAAACCTCAATCACTCGGCAGAGTGAAGGGTTGGAAGGATTCATAAAGTCGATAGTCTTAGGGTCGAACTCACCGAATCGCTGGGTGCAGTCTGCAATCACGAAATCTCGGTTAGCCGCCAACCGGTATATCTCCTTCAACTTACGAGCCTCAGCAGGAGACTTGGCAAACTCTCTCAGCACGTTGCCGATGGTAATGTCATGCACCTCACCCAAACAACTCACGTCCCAACCACGGAAATCCCTCATATTGTTGTCTATGAAGAAATTGTTCGGATTCACGTAGTCAGTCCAGCAATCCAACCTGCCTCTTCGCCATCCATACTTTTTCTTATAGATAGCAGCACCGCTTATCAGGAACTCTTCCATGGTTCGGGCATCCAGTTCCGTCTCTCGGTTCAGTTGTCGGTTACATTGCAGCACCACGCTCATGGTCTCACCATATCGTTTCTCATCCTTATCTCTGGCATTGCAGGTAGGTTCCTTGCTCTGGGAGCGATATACACCCAGCACATTCTTCACCAACCTACGGATAAGGTTGTTCTTCAATGGTTCGCTACCCTGCTCACGGATATAGTCTTCCTCCTTGATACGCTTTTTAAAGCCACACTTGCTTTTGAACTCAATGGTATCTCCCCACTGGTCTCCATAGCAGTATCGCTTGTTTCGTAATCTTCTCTTTCGGAAGTTATCCATATTGTTATAGTATCGTTGAGCCTCCAGCAAGATTGAGAAGGCACGCTCGTATGGCTTGTCAAATCGGTTCTTGGATGCCTTCACGCTATCCAGTTCTTCCTTGTCAAGCACCCTACTCAACGATAGCAGTTTGGTTTCTTCTTTCTTCTTTGCCATAATTTATGATGTTGTAGGTTCAACAATATGTGCCAACTTTCTAGCCACTCCAAGGAATCCGCTTGCAGTATCGGTATCGCCAAGGCTGATACAAGTGAGATAGCCAGCCATGTATAAGATGGAATCTTTCAGGACGGAAGGCAGACTGATTTTCTGTTCGGTAGTGATAGATGGAACCTGAACGTAGATGAATGCCAATGTAGCATCCTGCTTTTTACTAGTATATAGTTCGATACTCTTGCCGTTAGCCGTATGCACGATAGCCGCAATCGGTCGCTCAGGATTTCCCCTAACTCCATATTTGCAGTTCTGATACTTGTAGGCATCATCGCTCTCTGAAATGATTGTAGCAGGACGGTTCCAGTCTCCTGCCTTCACAGAAAGGATTCTCAACATATCGGTAGGCAAAACCATCTTACCCACGTAATAGCCGTTGCTATCATCCGTCCACGTTACATCATTCGTACACGAAGTACCTTCCACCATATATTCAGGAGAATCCGAAAGAATGATTCTTGCTGCATCTACGATTTTACTCTCAATAAGTTCTGCTTGCGAGAGTGTATCAGAATCGCTAGGAGCCAGCAAACCAGCAGACTCTTGGTTTCTATCCAAGAGCACCTTCACCTCTTTCACTAAATCAGATACAGCATATTCTACCATTACTCTAAACCTTCTAGTTCAACACCATTTTCTTTAGCAATCGCCAAGATGTCTTCCTTGGTCTTCATCTTGGAACGGCTCACACCATAGGTCTCAGCCAGATAGTCCTTGGCATCCTCAACGTCTGTCACTACGTGGGTCTTCTTCTCGTCAGCCACTTTCTTCTTTGCCTTGGCAGCAGCCTTCTTCTTGGCTTCCGCAGCTTCCTTCTTCTCGTCAATACTCTCCACCAAGAAGAACTTGTCGTTGAACCAATAATGAGACTCGATAGCCTTCTGTACCTTCGGGTCTCTTGTCATATAGACACTACTTCCCATGGTCTTACCCTCAAAAACAATACGCATTCGCTCATCACCTACCATAACGCTGAATGCCAAATCAGTACCTGCTTGATATTTATTAAACATGATTATACCTTATTATATATATGTGTTACTAAAAAAGGGATGGGGCTAGTGCCCACACCCCTCACTATTTGATGAATAAATTGCAATTCTACTTGCTTTTAGGCAGCAGCCTTGGTTCCCTCTGTATCAGAAAGGCTATCTGTTGCAGGAACCTCAGCAAGGCGCATACGAGCGTGTGCCTTAGGGTACTTCAAGTACAGACAAGCTACCTCCTGAATAACTACTGCATCGGTGTTACGGATGCCAGCCTTCTTCAAGTCGAGCACGTTTCGAGTCCAAGACAAGTGTACTCGCTTAACCAAGAACTCAGGGTCAAGGGCAAAGCCGCAGTCGCTCATGCCGAAGATGTCAAACAACTCAGAGTGAAGCATCAACACCTCACCGAAGTCAGTCTCCCAACTCTTGAACTTCAAGTTCCAAACCTCAACGGTGTCCTTCAAGCGGAACTTGTCAGAATCAATCTTACTGAATGCGCTCACGAAATCTGAACCAGCGATAATCACCTTGCGCTTGTTGCCGATACCAGTACCAACAAACAAGTCTTTTGAAATGTCAACCAACTCCAAATCAGTAATCACTCGTTCATTCTTGCCGTAGCCCTTCTTAATATCGTCAGCAGTAGCAACATGACCTACCTCAATATCCTTACCAGCCATCCACCAAATACCCTTGGTAAACCACTGGGCAGAGTTGTTCTTGGTAGTATGCTTGATACAAGCCATATCACCGAAGAGATAAGTACCTTCCATCGCAAGACGCATATCATAGATACTATCCTCCTCGATGTCAGAGAAATCCCAGTCTACTCGCTTAGCTGCAATCTTATTAAAGGTACTCTCCTCTACCTGAATCATGAAGTTCTGGCAGTACTGAATCTCAGAATTAGGAAGGTTGTTGAAACGACCTGTCTGTACATCCAACTCACCGCAACTCTTAGCCATACGGATAAGTACCTGACCCTTCTTCAAAACAGGAATGCCGATAGCCTGCTTGCTGACCAAGTCACCATTTACAGCATACACAATAGGATAACCCTCCGTATCTTTACCGCAAACACAAAGTTCCAAATCAGGAGTAGGAGCATCTGTAATTGTTGAATAGGCAACACCCTTATAGTTGGTAATAGCCTTCACACCCACCACTCGGATGGTATCATCCAAAGTAAACATTTCAGGGTCTTCTACCTTCAATACCATAGATGTACCAGTACTCTTCGTGGTATCCTCCTTGACGGTTGTCTTGATAGGACGTGTACCGATACTCCAATACTCAACTACAAACGAACTAGCAGGCTTGGTTGTCGCATAGCGTGAAATCTGGTCAACTGGAGTAGCCATCGGACGAATCTTGGTAATCTTGTCGTTGATGTCGTTCTCATAGAACTCCGTACCATTCTCGTTAAAGTGCTCACGACCTTTTCCCTCAGTAGCGATACCATCATCCTGACGAGCCGCACCACCATTGCCAGCATCATCGGCAGCAGTAGCACCACCAGCTTCCGCAGCATGACCACTCTCGGTAGTACCGCCATCAGGCAGAGCCGCCTCAGCCATGATAACCTGACCATTCACTCCAAAAATAACTGCCATAACCATCAGGAAGACGGAAAGCAGCCGATCAAATGTACTTTTCTTCATTGTTATCCTAAATTAATTAAACATTATATATTATCTTTTTACCTTTTCTCATTATCGAATGTGTGTTCTCTTCTCGTTGCCACGCTGCCAGATATTACCCCTACGTGATATTCTACCAACAGCACCAAGGTCAGGCTGATTATCCGTAGGCTTGGTCTCCGCATTGGCAGAATCAAGGTCGGCAGTACCATCACCCTTCTTTCTCAGTTCAAGGTTCTTGACGTGCTTGCTGTTCTTGCCACGAACCTCACCTTCATGGGCAGCATCAGCCACATCAGTATCATGGTTCTTAGCCTTGATGAAAGCAGTAATCATTTCCTCTGTAAACTTGCCAGTCACCACATTGCGCATAGTCTGAAAGCACTGGTCAATTGCATCATTCACAGCTTCCTCGCCATACTTCTCTTCCAACTTGTCGAATACCTCATAGCTGGAAGGCATATTCTTGTCATACTCCTCCTGCAATTTCTTGCCGTTGGCAGCATTCTGCAAGAACTCCGACTGAGCCGATGCAATCTCATCCGCATTGTCAGGGTCTGAATAGTAGTCAATGGCATCCTCGCCATGTGTACGAATCAACTCAGCGTAAGGACTCTTGCCAGCCTTCATCGCTTGAAGGAAGGTAGCCGCCTCAGGGTCACTACCCAGCCAATCGCCCATCGCCTTTTCATTATCCTTATAACCCTGCAAAGCCTTCTGGTCGGCATCATAATCATCATTGATTGCCCCATAGATAGACTCATCATCCTCATACTCCGTATTAGGATGGCGGGTCTTCAAACGCTCCAAAGCCAAGTCTCTCTTGGTCTTGGTGTCTTGCTGTTTTGCAGCACCAGCATTCTGCTCAATATTTGTATTTTCGTCCATATATATATGTGTATATTTATAAATCAATGCCCAAAATTAATGCTTTTTTCCGATTTTCATCTTTTATCCGTTAATTTAGTCTAATCGGATGCGACTAATTCAATACTTTTTTTGTATATTTGCAGGGTCAGATATGAAATATAAGGATTCACGATGCTATTTTATAGAGGAACGTGATGCTGATTTATTGAGGGCTTACAAAGAAATTATTAATGTAAGAGACAATATCAGACTCTCAGAGATTGAGGAAAAGCTAGCCCAATCTCCGAGCAGAAGATTTTGGGTTTCAGAAGACCGTGCTTATATAGTCATATTAGACTTACTGAAAGGAAAACCTCTTGATAATATGATACCTACCCGAAAGGAAATGTATCAGGAGATTTTCAGACGATTCCAGATTCATAAGAATAATGAGCCATATCTCAGTAATATGGATATTATCAAACGTGTATGTGCTGAAAAAGCACCCAGTTTCTATTTGACTCCTCAAAGCATACACGTAATTCTTAGCAGGGTGAGAAAGGAGGAGAAGCAAAGATGCTACGAGATACGAAAGAGAAGATTGCGCTTTATGCTGGGTACATTATAATAATGTGTATCACTTTTCTTGGATATGATGGCATGGGTCTCTTTGACGATTGTTCTATTCAGAACCGACTAAGCTACCCTTTCTTTCATCAGAACATCTTTCATGCAGCCATCAACCTTTATGTCTTCCATCAATGCTACCGAGCCATCCCTTGTGGCATCGGTCACTTGGTGGCATTCTATCTTATAGCCATCAGCTATCCCTTCACCTCATCCCTACCAATCATCGGTCTAAGCGGCTTTATCTATGCTTACATGGGCTTTATCGCCCCATACGTGGAGAATAAGGTAAGATACAATCTCACCATTCTCCTATATATCTGTGTCGGAATCTTCTTCCCTTGCATGGCAGTTGGAGTCCACATCTATTGCTATGTACTTGGTCTGTTGTGGGGATATTTAAATGCACCGCTATGCCAAGACAAGTAACCGCCAAACTGACTGATGCTGTAGACAAACATGTGCTTGGCATCCTGAAAGAGAACGAGAAACGAATCAAGGAAATCAACACGCCATTCAATCCTATCAAGGGTGAAGGTTGTGGAGATAAGCGTTTCCTGCTCTTCCTTCCTGATTTCCCGATTCAGAGACAGCAGCTTCCAGTTTCGATGAAGAAGATTCCGCTCGTCAAGATGCTCATCGAGTTTGGTAGTTGCAAGGCTGTAATCGAGGAACTGCACAAGGATATAGACGAACCATACGACCTAGAAGAAGAGATTGAGCAACTGGTGGAGCAGTTCACTCGCATCAGGATGAAACACGACCCTTTCTTCTTCTTTGCCACATTCATCTATATCAAACCGAAAGGTGGAGGTCTCCCCTTCCGCTTTGTGCTAAGAAGACCGCAGCGCAGACTGCTCAGGTGGCTGGAGGAGCGAAGAAAGAAAAATCGCCCTATCCGTCTCATCCTGCTGAAAGCCCGACAATGGGGAGGTTCTACGGTCATTCAGATGTACTTTCTCTGGCTGCAACTCATGTGGCAGAAGGGTCTCAACTCGCTCATCGTGGCTCAGGTGAAGGACACTGCAGAGACCATTCGAGGTATGTTCGAGGAAGCTCTGAAAAACTTCCCTACCAAGTTCCTCTACGAAATGGGAGAAGCGTTCTCTGAGAACGAACCGAAGTTTGTTGGAGTAGGAACATCAGGTAATGTAAAGAAGGTTCCTCAGCGATTCTGCAAGATTAAGGTGGGTTCCATGGAACGACCGTTGTCAGCCAATGGTGAAGACTACAACTTGGTACACCTTTCCGAGGTTGGTTTGTGGAAAAAGACAGATGGTAAATCTCCTGAGGAGGTAGTACAGAATGCTACAAATGGTATCTTGTACCGACCATACACGATGATTGCCTATGAATCCACAGCCAATGGTACTGGCAACTTCTTCCACAAGGAATGGCTTGCCGCCAAAAAGGGACAATCTCAGTTTGAACCATTCTTTGTTCCTTGGTACGAGATATACGATATGTATCATCTTGAATTTGAAAACAAGAAACAGAAAGAGGAGTTTGCCAAATGGCTATACGAGAACCGCAACAATACCAATACGATGTCCGACCGAGAGGAGCCATGTACCTATCTTTGGAAGTTATGGACGCTTGGTGCTCCACTCGAAGCCATCAACTGGTATATTGCCGAGCGCAGGAAATTCACCGACCATGCCGATATGGCTGCTGGCTACCCTACCGATGATATTGAAGCATTCAAGCATTCAGGAGCCAAGGTGTTTGCCGAAGACAAGGTTGACAAATTCCGCAAGGGATGCCGAGCACCTAAATTCATCGGTGATGTTTATGGTGATGGCTACAAAGGCAAGAAGTGTATGCAGAATGTATGGTTCTGTGAAGACAAGCAGGGGCAGTTGTGGATATGGAGCAAGCCTGAGACCTTTGATGATTGCAAGGTGATAAACCGCTATCTGGTCGTAGTGGATATTGGTGGACGTAGCAAGAATGCCGACTGGTCTGTTATCTGTGTCTTCGACCGCTATTGGATGATGGAAGGTGGCAAGCCGTATGTGGTAGCCCAATGGTATGGGCATATTGATATGGACTTGCTGGCATGGAAGGCGGCTCAGATAGCCAAATACTACAACGATGCTCTGTTGGTGATTGAATCCAACACCTTGGAGACGAAAGACAAGGAGCACATCTTGGAAGGTGGTGACCAGTCTGAGTTCATCCTGAATCAAATCAAGGACGTATACGACAACCTCTATGCACGCAAGCAGAGTGAATCAGACATCAAGAATAAGGTTCCAGTGAAGTACGGATTCCATACCAACGTGGCAACCAAGCCAATGGTTATCTCAGTATTGGTTCAGGTTATCCGTGAACAACTCTATGTAGAGCGAGACGATAGATGCTTAGATGAATATCTCACCTACGAGAAGAACGGAACCGTATACGAGGCAGCAGACGGAAAGCACGATGATTTGCTCATGACCAGAGCCATCGGACTCCACATCTGTTTCAACGAAATGGAAATGCCAAAGATAATACAGATTCAGGCAAGAGTAATGAGAAGAAAGGTTTCTGTTTCGGCAGCAACCATCATATAGTTTCAAACAATAATAATTACGATTATGAAAGTAACAAAGATTTTCAAGCGCATCAAGTTCGAAATCATGTACCGCCAAGCTACGGCTAAGGCAGACTACGCATCTAAGAAGAACAATGGTGAAATCTTCTACGTCCTTCCTACGCAGAAGGGCAACCTCATGATTATGAACCGCCCTCTATTCGAGGCATTCAAGAAGACAAAACTGGTAGATAACGACATGAAGGTCAGAGACCTCTTCAAGGATTGTGTCTACCATACCAACTGCAAGAGTGAGAAGGGAAAGCACAGCCGAAAGCGCAAATTTCTCAGATGGAAGGGCTTAATCTAAAATTTTTCTGCCCTAAATAAACGGATAAAAGATAGGTGGAGAAAATTCTGCCTATCTTTGCCTATTATTAATAATGTGTACCAAATATGATTTATAAAATAGTACAAGGAAATAGTTTCAAACTCCACATCTTGGTGCGGAAGATGGACGTATCGAAAGAGTTCCAGCGACTCGTTGACTTCGATATGAATCTGGCTACCGACATCAGAGTTGAGTTGTCGGGCTGTTTCTGCAAGACAATTTCTATTCCAGTACAAGTAGCAGGAATCCAAGGAAACGTACTGATATGCGACATTCCTTCCACCCTTGATTATGGAAACTATAACGTCAGGGTATCATGGAAGTATGAGGGCAGCGAAATGGTCAGCATCGAGCGCAACCTTCTGAGAATAGTAGAACACAACTCTATGAGTAATGTTCCTATCGGTGTTACGGAAGGAGAGCATACTGGCTTATTCAACCTTCGCTACTACATCGTGACCGAGAATCAGTCTACTTGCCCTATTTCTTTCATCGTTGATAACGCTAAATTCAGCTACACCATCAATGGTGAAACCCAAATGGTGGAGAGTCAGGAGAACTTCGTGATTAACGGAACTATCAGCAACGGAAAGAAACTGGAAGCTCAGTTCATGCCTATAGAAGGTTTCAGTATCGGTCAGGTAAAGGTTATCATGGACGGAAAGGACGTTACTGCTGAATATTACAACAGCAACACCCACAAGGTCTTTATCCCAGCCGTATCAGGATACGTCACCATCACGGCAAGCGGAACCGTCAATGCAAGCTATTATGGCGCATCATCAGCCAAGAATATGAGTGAGTTGAATATGGAAGACCTCACAATGTACGAAGGCACTCTTGTCGGTCAGACTCTTACCATCACAACAACGGAAGAGAAACCATACATCTGGTTTGCAAGCCGCCAGCCGCTCATCTTCAACCAATGCGGCTTCGAGGCATCCATGAACACCACAAAGCTAGGTGACCTCTACTACTATTGGTCAGACGAACTTGTAGCTGGTGACGATAACGAATATCAAATTAAATTAAAAGAATAATATGGCAGAAAAGAAAAAATACAACAGCATCCTTGTAAGTGGGCGCAAAGACCAGACTCTGACATATTCAAAGTACGTCAAAGACGAGGAATCGGGAGAATCCGTCAAGGAATCACTCGACAAGAAGGTCAACGTCACTGATGAGTTAACAACTCAGCAAATCAAGGATGGTGCTATCACCAACGAAAAGATGGCTGCTGATTCTGTTGGCAACACCAATCTCCAAGATGGTTCTGTCAGCAACGAGAAACTGGAGGATGGAAGTATCACCAATGAGAAGTTAGCAGAGAACTCCATCACCAAAGACAAGTTGAAAGACAACACCATCGGTGTAGAGAAGTTAGACCCAGAGCTTCGTCAGACTATTAATAAAGCTACTGGTCTTCCTGAGAATTTGGTAGAAACCATTCAGAACGTAGATGATACGCTGAAAGACCATCAGAGACAGCTAGATGATAAGCAACAGCAAATCACCGCCAACGATGAAGACATTTCATTATTGCAGACTCGCAGTACTCAGATGGAAGAAACCATCAAGGATATTGCTGCTACTGGTGGTGCAAGTCAGGCTACTGCTGTTACTTACGATAATGAGAAGTCAAAACTTTCCGCAGTAAATATCCAAAGTGCAGTAGATGAGGTTGTTGACAAGACAGCTATCAAGGACGAGGAAGGCAATGTTCAAGAAACTCCTTTCCGCTACATTCAGAATGAAGAGTTCATCTTTGCCAAGGTGGATGCAGAAGACAAACTTCTCTTCGGTTTTCAGTGGGATGGTACTCCAGTATTTGGTAAGACAAGTGCAGTAGAGGACAGATTGCAGTCACAAGTAAATCTATTGGCTGATAAGATTACCACTATCTTGGGTGATGATGATACTACAAGTGCTATTGACACATTGAAGGAGTTGAAGAAGTTCTTTGCTGAGATTGAGAATACGCAGACCCTTGCTAACATTTTGGCTAATCTTGATAATGTTGCAAAGAACCTTGATAAGACAACTATCAAGGACGAGGAAGGCAATGTTCAAGATACTCCATTCAGAGTTATAGAAAATGAGGAGTTTATCATGGCTGTTGTAGATTCAGAGAATAGACTTCTCTTTG